GGCCACCGTCACCATCAACCACATAGGATGAGGTGATCGGTTTCGCAAACGGGAACCGCTCCTCGTAGCGCTGCAAGTCAGAATTAAATCTGGCTCGATAGCGTGTTCGAAGAGAAGTATCGAGTGCAAGAACCGATGTTGGCTCACTCTCCCTCAGCGCCAGATGGCGGTGAGGGATAGTGATGATTTCCGAGAGGATATCATCACAGAGTCTCACTGTCTGCCAGAGACCGGACCAATAGGCCCGGTTCCTGAAGTCAGTGAACTGGTTCACGAGAGCTGCATCCCGACGTGAGGTTGGCACCTCCGCACGGAGTCTAACAATCGACACGTCAGTGCCGTTGTAGTACTCCTTTCCACAAGATTCCCTGAAGCGTCCGCTCCAGAAGGACTTGTGCGCATTCACTTTGAAGCCAAAAGCTTCAAGAAGGTGAATGACGTCGGCTGTCGTGTCTGTGGGAACGACGATGTCGTCCCCATAGACGCTGATGCGACCGGCGGCTTGCCGGGCGGACAGAATACTGTCTGGACTCACACCCATAAAAGCGATGACCGTAAAGATCATTGCTTCCATTGGGAATGTGAGAGCAGATCCCATGGATGCGAACTTGTTGAGGTGCATTTCGGCACCATTGACAAGCGCAGTCCGAGACCTTGTCGCTAAGACAAAGTCACGCAGATGAGGCCACCTTCGCAATAGTCGCAAGACCATGGCGAGATGAACTCTATCCGACGCTTCGCTCAAGTCGAGCGTAGCGAGCGCACCAGAGATCGAGCCCTCACGGGCAAGATGCTGATTGCGCTCTTGATCGGAAAAGCCAAGGACAAGATCAAGAGAACTTGCCTTGACCTCCGCGTACAATTCACGCTTGAGAGCCTGCTGAGCATATTGGATGCTCGAAGGTTCAATCGCGATGATACGCGGAGTTTTCTGCGTCTTCGGAACAGTGATTACCCGAGAGGGCAACTCCTGTCCCATGGGAACCGTGTCACGGGTAAATTTGCGAGGGACGTTACATGTGTAACGCCAAGCCGGGAAGACTGTCTCCAGTCTCTCCGGCCAATACGCAAAATCCCAGCGCTGCGAGTGATCGAGTCGATCAGCCACAGCGCCCGGACCGTGACGAGGGATCAAATCGTAATTCGCGACTTTCGTCTCGAGTTTGTCGAAGAGATCCCCGAACAAGGAGAGAGAGACTCTGTCGAATCTCTCCCACAAATCGGCAGGTATTCCCCGCCGAAAGTGGTCTCCGAGTTCGCGGTCAGTGCGGACGTAAGTGTCGAATGCGGCCTTCACCCTTGCGGGTGTACAGTCGCGTTCAACCTTAGCCGTCAGATTGCAAATCTGACGGACAGCCCAGATCCGATCAGGATCAGGCTCGTCCAGAATACTGCCATCATCAGAGAACACACCCAAGAGGAAACCTCGCAGGAAAGCGGGGAGACCCCGAACATGCTTAAAACTAGGCATGTCGTGTTGGGGCCAAACTCCAGTGCTAAGACCTTTCTCAAGGGCCTTAGCGAAGTTTGGCAAGGTGATAGTTAGAAAACTATCACCCTCGTGTTCTTGACGTGAGATGAGGGTTAACCCATCTCGCGCCACGTTGACAGCGCACTGGAGTCCTGCATCACGCAGGACGGCCAGATGGAGAGTTACCAGGCTTTTCAAGCCTCCTCCTTTCAGAGGTTAGCTTCCAGCCAGTAACTTATCCGATCCTTGAGTTCCGACTCGCCACGGCATAGAGGCCCACGATACTCACTGTAGTGAGAATCGAGATGCCAATAATGAACATGGCGACAAGAGCTTCACTCACTTCTCTCCATTCAGGATCTTCTTGAGAAGAGCCTTGGTCGAGGCCTCCAGAGCGTTCGTGAGAGCGTCATAGAGGGCCTCGACGTCAGCAGATGTAACCCCGATGGGCTGCACCTGGTTGACATTGATCGAGTACGGAATCAGCGACTTGAGCCCGGTAACCGGGTCAGTAACGATGATCGACTTGACGAGAGACGCCGAAGACCGAAGGGTTCCCTTCTTGTCCACCTTCTGGGTGACATAAAGGTCGACCTTGTTGGTCCGGTCCGAATAGACGTGCGTTTCCGCACGCTCTTCGAGCCGAGGCAGAGTGACGGCGGTACCAGAAATGGTAACAGCCTGAGGATCAGCAAGCACTGGTTCTCCTTGTATTGCTGGGGTGATGGGTGGTGTGTTTTGTCAGCTCTTGGACCTAGATAGCCCGAGAGCTGCCAGAATCGCCATCTGATCACTCTGTAGAGTGGTAGACGGGGATCCGGTGTAGCCGAAAGGATTCGCACGAACGCGTCGCTTCCTGGTATACTGCCAGGATTGCGAGAGGGAAGCGGGGCCCATGTATTGGGCTCCGTCGCCTCGTATGTCGTTGTAGTTGACGCTAACATAAGTTTTCGTCTCCTCCATCGCATAGCAGAACGTGCTCAGAATCCGGTTGTTGGTTGCGGCCTCTGCACTTTGCAGGGCACCGCCGATATCGGCGAACCAATCAACCAACCACGACCATGGAGTGAGTTGCCAAAGTACTGAAGGAGTGATGTCAAAAGACATCAAAGTTTCAAGCCGATCCATGTATTTGGACGGGTCAAAACCAGCCTTCGGTATGTAGACAAACTCTCCCTCAATCCAGCGGTGGACAGAAGAGTAACGAGCGAGACGCAAGTTACCCCTAGTCCAGCTGGCACCTCCAACTGTAGCAGTGCTAACAGGAGG